TTACGTATTATTCGTACCTTCCTTATTTTTACCGTGGGACATATTTGGGACAGAAGTATCAAAAATAGAGTCAATTTGTCGTGCGTGCTCGGTCAGGTGATTCGGTGCCAAATGAGCATATCTACGAACCATTTCGATAGATTCCCAGCCCCCCATTTCCTGCAATACAGAAATCGGAACGCCAGCCTGAACAAGCCAACTTGCCCATGTGTGCCTCAGGTCATGAAAACGGAAGTCTTCAATGCCCGCTCGTTTTAGTGCTGCCCTCCATGCAGTATTCGCGTCATAGCGCATTTTCCTCACTACAGGTGATTTAGTTCTGTCTGGCTTGGTGCTGCTTGCCTTGTAGACGAACACCCATTTGTGATGATTGCCTATTTGCTTTTTCAGCACCCGGCAAGCAGTATCATTCAGCGCCACTCCAATGGCCTGATTAGACTTACTTTGTTCAGGGTGTATCCATGCCACTTTTCGTTGCATGTCTATCTGCTGCCACTCCAGATTGATAATGTTAGACCGCCTTAAGCCAGTAGAAAGCGCAAACTCTACGACTGACTTTAGCGGTTCCGGGCATTCATCAATCAACCTTTTTGCCTCGTGAGGCTCAAGCCAGCGGATACGCTTATTTTTCGGCTGAGGAACTTTGATGATCGGAGCCTTATCCAGCATCTTCCATTCGCGTTCAGCAGCCCGGAGGAGTGCCTTAATGAATGAAAGGTGAGTTGCTTTTGTAGCTACTGCTGCCGGCTTAGGCTTGAATACCGGAGGCTGCTTCCCATTCTTCCTGCAAGCTTCATCCATTAACTTCCAGTTTTCCTCATGCCGCCGATTAGTCATCTTCTGGATGGCGGAGTAAATCTTCGTCTCGGTAATATCCTTCAACTGCATTCCTGCAAAATGCTGGAGCCAGAATCCTATCCGACTCTTGTCATCATCCAGCGACTTCTTATGCGCCTTCTCCTCTAACCACCTGACACAGGCCCCCTCAAAAGTCATGTCAGGCGTCTCTCCTAATTTACTTACCCTCCATGCTTCTGCCTTCAGCTTGTCATGAAGCTCTGTGGCCTGCCTTTTGTCCTTTGTCCCAAGAGACTGCTTAAATCTTTTGCCGTTCGGCAATGTGAAACTGGCGTACCAGGTTTCACCTCTGCGGAATAGTGACATTTCAGTTCCTCTGTTATGTCATCACCCGCGCTCACCTGGACAGTATGCAGCGGAGATTGAAGTGCCGCAATGCAGGCTTGTCGTGTGGTGAGGTAAGGGGATTTCGGTTTGGTGGGGTCTTTACGTGTTGCCTGTAGTCGGCCTGTGCGAATCCAGTTGGTGGCGGTAGGTCTGGATATCTTGAGAAATGCACAGGCCTCATCGAGTGTGAGGCTGTGTGATTCCATGGTTACTTTCCTAATACTGAAGCGAGAAGAGCAATCTCTACAAGAAGCTCAATAAATCCGAAAATTGCTATACCTGCGTAAACCGCGCCATCAATATCCCCGCGGCGACAAAGATAGGTGGCACTGATAACAAGAACCATCATTCGCTCCATAAAACAAAACCCGCCGTAGCGAGTTAAGATAAAAAAATCCCCGCGAGTGCGAGGATTGTTATTTTTGCGGTGCTGCTGCGAGCATGGCCTCGTAGATATTACCGAACTGTACGCAGAATGACTCATCGCTATTGAACATCACATCTTCGCAGTTCATCGCCGCAGCTATCATTTCGTCCGTAGGTTCGACGGGTACAAGTGCGTAACCATCCGGTACTACCGGCGCGGGCGGAGCGGCATATACTGGCTCATAAACATCTGTGTCAGTGTCAGCGCCTGGTTGTTCGTCAAGACTGAACACGCGCCCTGTAAAGCGATTCATATAGCCAATTGGCTCAGCTTCCAGCGATGCCAGCGCGATACGCGCCAGATCCATTTGTTCACCACGGGTAAGCCCGTTTTCAAGCGGCGATTTAACGTACAATTCAATACGTTCTTTGGTAATAGTAGTCATGGGTTAGTCCTTCACAAAAATAATCCAGTGGGTTTTATCGTTCTTCCCGGTTCGCTGGCCAATAATTGGTTTTACGTCCGTCAGCGCCAAAATCTGGCTTACCGGAATCTGCGTTTCGTTCCATTTAAAAATGAGTACACCGTGTGGCCGCAATACGCGGAATGCCTCTTTAAACCCGGCGCGAATATCCGCGCGCCATGTTTTTTTATTCAGGTGCCCGTATTTTTTACCCATCCAGGCCGTTTGACCGACACGTTCCAGATGAGGCGGATCAAACACCACAACCGGAAACGACGAATCAGCAAACGGTAGCGCGCGAAAATCAGCAATCAAATCAGGACTGATAACCAGACGGCGACCGTCGCACAATGTGTGTTCTTCGGCACGGATATCGGCGAACACGGTGCGGGAATCCTGTTTGTTGGACCAGAACATGCGAGAGCCGCAGCACATGTCCAAAATTGTTTGCTGTGACATCACGACTCCTTAACCTTGATCCCAGCGGCGCGTATTTCGTGCATCGCATTGTCATTACCAGCACACCAACCCTCGGCGTAATCCCGGCTGAATCCGCTCAGGTGCATGACCTCACCAACGCTGCGTTTTGGTAAGTTGACCGTCCGTGCTTCCAGTTCTGCAATGCGCTTTTTGGCTGCTTCCCGTTCATCCAGTAGTGCCAGCACGGCAGCTGGACTGGCTGCGGCGATGAATTCAGCATTGGCCTGCTGTTCCATTTGGAAATCTTCATCGAAACCGCTTTCAGGATGCGCTCCTTCAATTCTGCAAATGGGAATATATCCAGCAGCCTCGCGATGAATTAGTGCATCATCACCATCAAATCGGCCCTCTCCATATTCGAGCGACCACACACCACACGTTGCTTTCTCTGCCTTTTCACGCAGGGCCTGATAGTTAATCTCGCTCATGTCACATCACCATGAATCCGTTGCATTTACGTAAAAAATCGCAGATATAGCCCTTCATTTTTTCGTGCCAATCTCGATCATTCCCATTGCACCAACCATCAGGTGGAGTCCAGTTTTCTATCAGAGCAGCCATTTTCTTTGCTTTTGCAGGAGTAGCTGTTGCGGTATCGCAGTAATGACGAGTGTCGATCAACGTATCCATACCATCGATATCAAGTACGCAAAACCATGTGTGATTCGGCATTTCAACAGATGGTATTTGTTGCCCACGTCGACGTTTATCAATAAGACATACACTCACTGGTTGCCTCCTTTGCGAAGCTGGGCAGCAAAGTCACGGATAGTGTCATCAAGGTCTGGACACAACAGATTGTCAGCAAACATCTCTACCCCCTGCGCCCACACTTCAGCCAGGAATGCATCGGTAGCTGGAGTTTCGCTGTGGTGTAGGGCATCGTTGATAATCATTGCAGCAACTCCGGCCTGCCCTGCATCCGTGACCGACACATGCTCAAGAGTTACGGCCATTGCGTGTTTCATCCCCGCATTCTCCGCTGCCAGCGCCGCGCACTTGGCCTCCGCTTCAGCAAATTTACGCACCAGATATTCAGCGTTTGTTTCGTTAACCTTTAAATCTCGTGGGATGCATTTACCTTTCAGAAATCCATCCATCTCAATTAGTGTCATTTGTTTCATTTCTTCCCACTCCGCCACATCTCATTCAGATATTTGTTTTGATTTACTGACGGAAAAGAATTTCTCTTAAGCAATTCCTCTCTCGATGGCATTGGCTTTACGCGTTGGCGAATAATCATTTCTGCCGGAAGAATGCCGGGATTGTATGCAAGTCCTCTCATGGTAAATTCCTCAGTCATTACTGATAGCGCCATAACGTGAGCGGTAATTTTTAAGGCGCGGGTCGATTTCAATGAATTTTGTATATATTGCTTTGCGGAATGGTCGTATTGATGTCTGCCTGATGAGTTCTTTTTCGTTACGCTCAGCTAGCCAGATTGAATTTCGAAAATCTCTTTCTGCTTTCGTTTCCTGCGGCATTGACATTATCAGGTCGTAGTTCTTTCTGAATTTATCCAGCACATCCGAGACGGAATTGCCGGAACATCGGCGCGGGTCGTCCGCCCCATATAGAGGTGCAGGCATAATTTACTCCGGGGTAGGTTATCCGAATAATGTGGTAGGGATAGGGCTATTTCTTTCGTAAACGTGATAGCCTGCTTTTTACCGACTCTTCACTTCGCCCGAGAATTTTTGCTACATTTCTTTGTGTATAGCCTGATGAGATAAGCGCCTGCATTCTTTTGTCTTCGTCTTCGCTCCATCTTGGCTTAACGAATGCCGTTTTTAATGACAGTTTTTTTGCTATGTAATAAAACTGATTTATGTTTAGGCCCAGATGTTCTGCTGCACGGCAAGCTACCATGCGACCGCAAACTGACTCCATCTCCGCTGGAGTTATGTTTAATCTTCTCATTAAGCCACCTGTTTAAGCTCATTTATTCTGATATTCATTACCTGAACGCATTTTGTCTGCGCATCATCGTGACCAGCCAATAATTGCCAGTCATGCTGATATCTCTCAATTAGCTTTTTCTTGTCAGTTTCTGTTGCTGCATAATCGCTGAAGTCTTTCAGGATTTGTTCGCAGTCAACCGATGGAGATTTCTGGTTGGTATTTTCTGGTGATGGTTGATTGCATGAGGCTGGCATGGCCCAGTCCGGCAGCGATGGAGGGAGCCAGTAAAATCCTGTTCCATCCTTCAGTTTGGCCCTGTGCCATCCTTGTTTCTTATCACTGGATATCTGCGCAAAACCTTCCTCAAGGTTATACAGATACCGACCAATTCCCCACTGAACGGCAGCACGCTTCATTGCGCCGGAGCGACCACCTTTGACGGCTTCTACCTGTGTGTTTTCAGCAGCATCCCATTTGGTTACCCATTCAGAACCAATCTTGATTGATATGCCGCATTCAACGCCACCGTTGTTGGGAATATCGCGATATTCATTGCGCCATCCTGCTTTGCCGCAAACATCGTCCAGGCGTTTCATGATTGCCCTGTTCGTGACATAAGCCAGCACCATAGCCCACACTTTGCCATCGCGTGTTTTACCGCTTTGCTGTATTCGCCATTCGATATCTTCAGCTGCGAACGGTTCATCTAACTGATCCAGATTCATGAGTAATACCCCGCAAATTCATCCCAGCTAATAACCGGATTCTGCCGTTCTGCGGCTAAGTTAATTTGCTGCTCCACTTCCTCCTCAATTTTAGGAGAAATGAGAGCAATAAATTCTTCATCATCAAAATCATGCAACATGACGCGCCTCCCATTCTTCGTCCTGCCACTTATCCCAACCAAGAGCTATTCCGGCAGCCCATGTATAAGCATCAGACATTCCCTGTTTTGTATCCGGAAATACTTTCTCATATAGCTTGTTGAACTCCCTGTTTCCTTGCTGAACAAGAATTGTTCCATTAACAGGCGTAATGGTCATGGCGTGGCACTCCTGGCTGATTAAGAATTTCACCGAGACGTTTCAATCCGGCCCGTAATTTTCTGGTGATACGCTCTAAAAGTGATTCATTAAGGTGTGCGATACCCATGACGGCACCGCCCGCGATAGTAAATGTCATCGTGGGATTCTCCATTTTCATTTATTGGCATAGCTAAAACGCCTCGATATGAAGCGCTGTGGATATGCGATAAAAAAGCCGCCCTGACTGCGAGCGGCAAATAATATCAAGGGATGATTTTTCGATTAACCAGAACGAGTCGTCGTCCTCGTTTGGTTACGAGCGAAATTGCTCACATAGCAGACTCGTAAATCTGCTATCGGTGCTTATTCGCTGACAAATTTGGTAAGACTTTCGTGTAGCGAAACCAAAATTTCATCATCAAACCCATCAAGTAATGCTTGTTCGATAAGTTTGATAATTTCTGATGCCTGCTCTTTATTTATTTCCATCACTCCTCCCCATCGCTTTAAACCCAATCAGGCCATTCTCCGGCCCCGAGGTAAAAGTCAATTATCGAAAGCAATCGTGGATAAAATTTTAGAGCTTTACGACCATCCATCTCAGTAATTTCCTGCTTACTATATTTTCTCCATTCCTCAACTGTGTGGTTCTGGCACCCTGCTCGTACATATTCACCGTTCGTTATACTTATGAAGTATTTCTCACCCAGGATTACGAAAGTGAGATCAGGCAGGTCGGCACCGTACAGGTCGGCACCGCACAGGTTGGCACCGCACAGGTCGGCACCGCGCAGGTCGGCACCGCGCAGGTTGGTATCGCACAGGTTGGCATCGCACAGGTTGGCACCGCACAGGTTGGCATCGCACAGGTTGGCATCGCGCAGGTCGGCACCGCACAGGTTGGCACCGTACAGGTTGGCACCGCGCAGGTCGGCACCGCGCAGGTTGGTATCGCACAGGTTGGCACCGCACAGGTTGGCACCGCACAGGTTGGCATCGCACAGGTTGGCACCGCGCAGGTCGGCACCGCGCAGGTCGGCACCGTACAGGTCGGCTCTCGATCCGCTCTCACGCATTGAGGTAATCCACACTTTGTGTTCTTCAAGAATCTTCGATAAATCTGCTGAATTCATGTTGTTATTCCTTAAATTTTGGCAATAAAAAAGGCCGCATTGCGACCTGATTAGATGAGAGGCTTGCTGTAAAAAATTCTGGATTGTGCCTGTCTTTTAACCACATCAGGCTCGGTGGTTCTCGTGTACCCCTACAGCGAGAAATCGGATAAACTCTATTCACCCCTACAGAGAGCAAAAAGAGAATCGCCGATGAACAACTCATGGTGGCAGGAGCTAATGCGTTTTTTCCTGCAAGGAATGACACTTAAACAGTTGATTCATATGCTAATCATCCTGATCGTATTGATTATTGTTATGCCGGTAAGCGTAAAAGAATGGATAAACCTGCATAATCCAGAAATACTTCCTCATTACTGGATGTATTACATCCTGTTGTTCTGCGTTAGCTATGTGCTTAACGGTGTTGTTAATTCCGTTTATCACGCTGTTACTGAAAGAATTGAGGCATCAACTGCTCAGCGGCGTAAGGACAGAGAAGAAAAAGTCGTTCGGGATTTGTTTGATTCGTTAACTCTTGGAGAAAGAGCGTATTTGGCATTCGCTGTAGCCGCTAATAACCAGCTAAAGACAGAAAAGGGAAGCCCTGAAGCAATTTCATTGCTCAAAAAAGGGATTATCACTCGATTGCCTTCTGCTATTGGATATCCTGATATTGACCGTTTTATTATCCCGGAAAAGTATTTTAATGAGTGCTACATGAGATTTGCCGGGAAGTCAGACATTCTTATGAATGAACTTATTGTACAGGACGAACAGCTCAAAAAATAACGACTTAACCGACAAATACCTTACCTCGCTGTTATTTGTTTGCTCTTACGATGACCAGCCGCGTAAAGTGCTACGTCTGGAAGAAGTACAGATCCTCCTTCAACTTCCTTCTGACGCGTTCCGGCAAGCGAAATGGCTTTGGTGACACGGTCAATTCTTTTGGCTTTAACTTCCTGAGAAGCATCAGGAGCATCGCAGCCAAAAATTGAATCGATGATATTGCAGATGGTGTCGCGCTCTATGGCTAGCTTTCTGCGCCGCTCATGACGGCGAGTTTTAGCATTGCCTGCAAACGTTGATTTTCCGTACACGATTACCGTCATGATGTTTTCCTCATGTGAAATGGCTTTGGTGGTGATGCGCCAGGTGCTGATCTTCTGGTTGCTGTCGTTGCAGCTGCAATTCACATCACCGCCAAACCCATCTCGTTTGGTATCTGTTTGCGCTTTGTCAGCGCCCCATCGAAGTTAAAGAGCCTGCCAATCTGTTCCGTTTGGCTTCCAGCTTCCTGCTGATGGCTAAATAGTACGATGTGTACTTTATTGAGTCAATACAAAATGTTCTAAATGTGGTTGGTTTTTTATAACACTTTGTATTTTATTGATTTATATTTTGGAAAAAGAAAACCCGACGCTAAGGTCGGGTTATTGTTGTGTGTTTTAGAGTGGTGAGGCTGTTAACTAAATGTCTCTTCAGGCCACTGGCTGGCGATAACTTTCCCTACTACGGAACAGCTATCATTGCATGGGATCATTGGATATTGCGGGTTTAGTGGTTGTAGGAACACCTGACCGCTATCCCTGATCAGTTTCTTGAAGGTAAACTCGTCACCGCCAAGTCTGGCTATGCAGAAATCTCCTGGCTCAACAGCCTGCTCAGGGTCAACGAGAATTAACATTCCGTCAGGAAAGCTTGGCTTGGATCCTGTTGGTGCGGTCATGGAATTACCTTCAACTTCAAGCCAAAACGCACAATCACTGGCTTTTTTGGTTGTGCTGACCCATCTCTCCGCATCACCTTTGGTAAAGGTTCTAAGCTCAGGCGAGAACATCCCGGCCTGAACATGAGAAAAAACAGGGTACTCATATTGTTTTTTAACGGGGGCAGATGAGTATTCGCCAGCAGGTGAAAATGTACCGTCGTGGTTGAATGAGACGTTATCAATACCAAGGTATTTAAACACCACACCAATCTCGTCAAGAGATGGATGACGAGATCCGCGCAACCAGTGACCAATTCCACCCTGCGTCATACCAAGCTCTTCAGCTAACTTCTCTTGAGTTATGCCGAGCTCTTTCATTCTGGATCTAGCCAGTTCATACCATTTCATTTTCATATCCTTATTATTACGCTATGTACTAAAACCATCCATGCACAAGATGTATTTTTTGTTTGCATTCCAAAAGTACATATCGTATTATTGTTTCATGGTTACTATGGAGGGCATATGAGCAACCTACGAAAATATCGAGAGTCACTGAATATCTCTCAAACAACACTTGCTAAGGCGGTTGGATGCACACAGGGAGCTATCGGACATTGGGAATCTGGTCGTCGCTTCCCAGACCTTAAAACATGCCGTGCTCTTGTTGCGTGCCTAAACAAGTTAGGCGCAAAAGTCAGTCTTGATGACGTGTTCCCGCCGGAACACAAAGCCGCTTAATAAGCGGATCCGCTCTTTATCAATCTGCACCGCCGACAACGCGGTAACTAATTAATCACTCATCGAAAGATGAGTATTGGTGATTATTTACCTATGGAAATAGTAAGAAATGGAACAAACAAGTTACAGCAAACTATCACAGCGCGACGTTGATCGCGCAGAAACAGATTTACTCATCAACCTGTCAACGCTTACCCAGCGCGGTCTGGCAAAGATGATTGGCTGTCATGAATCGAAGATAAGCAGAACGGACTGGAGATTTATTGCTTCGGTCTTGTGTGCTTTCGGAATGGCATCAGACATCAGTCCGATTAGCAGGGCTTTTAAGTATGCGCTTGATGGACTCACCAATAAAAAACGCCCGGCGGCAACCGAGCGTTCTGATCAAATCCAGATGCAATTCTGAGGTCATTACTGGATCAATCCACAGGAGTAATTATGACATACGAAAATGACAAATTCCAGGTTCTGAAGAGCATGAAGATGCCAGATGATTTTAAATCAAATGGCTTTGTTTATGTGCTTTCGAATGAGTGCATGCCAGGAATTTATAAGATTGGGATGACTAAGCATTCACCAGAAGTTAGGGCTAAAGAAATTTCAGCCTCTACTGGCGTTCCTAAGCCATTTAAGGTGATAGCAGCCTTTCATTCAAATAATCCCGCATCAGATGAAAAACTCATTCATAAAGCCTTTGCAAAAGAGAGGCTTAGTGATAATCGAGAGTTTTTCAAGCTTGAAGATAATGATCTTTCTGAATCTCTAAATGAAATAAGGGCGCTGGTTGGCCCTGAAAGAAATGGCGAGACGGCAGAATACGCAATTTACGACTCATTCATTTCTTTTCGCCATGAAAATGAGCTTGATCTTAATGAGGAGCTTATAGAGCAAGGTCTGGGTAGTGTAGTTGGTCATCTTCCTGCGGTGAAAAATTTCCTTATTCGCGCCGGAATTGATTACGCGAAGCAACTGATAAGCAAATATAACTCATCGATAGTTATTAATACAGATGGCAGTGTGGTGATGGTTAAGTCTCTTGAAGCCCAATGCTTTGATGCGGAGGTTGGAAATGAGCCTTGCTGAAGTATTTTACCTGCCGAAGAGTGAGCCTGTTGAACAGGAGCGAAGAGTGGCTGATATCGATGATGGTTACACCAGATTCGCTAACGAGCTGCTGGAAGCTATCGCAAGTGCCGATTTAACCGCTCGCCAGTTGAAAGTTATGCTGGCCTACGTCCGGAAAACATATGGATTCAATAAGAAAACAGATCGAATAGCCGATGAGCAAATTGCTCAGTTAACAGGACTGTCAAGGCAGAATGTTAACAAGGCTAAAAAAGAACTGATTTCAATGAATTGCCTGTTTATGGATGGAAATCAAATCGGTGTAAACAGTGAGGTATCTGCGTGGCAATTCAGCAAGTGTCTCCAAGTTAGCAACTTTGTCTCGAAGTTAGAGACAAAAAATGTCTCCAAATTAGAGACACTCAATGTCTCGAAGTTAGAGACACACAAAAGACATTCTTTAAAGACAAAAGAAAATATTAATAAACCCCCTATATCCCCCAAAAAAGTTTCTCAGAAGTTCGACCCGCTAGAAACAGAGTTGCCTGATTGGTTATCAGCAGAAACATGGTTGTCGTGGGTTACCTATCGCAAGGAGATAGGTAAGTCGATCAAGTCTAAGCAAAGTGTCACTCAGGCTATCAACGTTCTAAGCAGAAGTCTGGAGAAGGGATATACACCTGAAGAAATTATAAACCAGAGCATCGCCAGTGGTTGGCAGGGGATTTTTGAGCCCAAGACTCCAAAGGGGAAATCTCAACCGAGGCCGCAGCATCGAGCTATGCAGGAAAACTTTGCCACCAAAGATTACGGACAAACTGAAATGCCTTCATGGGCGCAGGAGTGAACATGACGCTGGATGAAAAGATCTCCCAACTGGAGAAAAAACTTGCAGAATTGAGTTCTCCGCCAATTGCTATCGAGCATACAGCTGTAGAAATTGGCACTGGCATATGTGAAAAACATGGTGAGTTTGAGCAGCGTAACCGTTACTCGACTGGGCCAATTAAGTTTGCCTCAAGACCTAGCGAATGCCCGGAATGCATGAGAGATGAGCTTATTCGGCTACAGGCAGAGAAGATTAAAATCGACGAAGAATCACGTAAGCGCAATGTCGAGTTTCTGTTGAATAATCTTGATATTCCTGAACGATTCAAGGGTTGCACACTACAGAACTACGAGCCAGTCAACGACGATGCAAAGAGAGTGCTCAGGGTGTGTCAGGCATACGCCAGCAAATGGCCTGAGAGGTTACAGAAAGGCGGTGGGCTGGTTATGTGTGGAAAGCCTGGTACTGGAAAGAATCATCTTGCACTGGCTATCGCCCGGCACGCAATTACGGAACATCAAAGCTCAGCTATTTTCACAACGGCGCTGAAAATTGCCAGAGAATATAAATCAACATGGTCGAAAAACTCCACCCGCACAGAGGATGAAGTGATCCGACAGTTCACTAAACCTGACCTGCTAATTATCGATGAGGTTGGTGTGCAGTTTGGAAGCGAGGCGGAAAAGATGATCATGTTCGAAATCATCAACACCCGCTACGAGCGCATGAAGCCAACAATCCTGATTAGCAACCAGAGCAAAGATGAACTGTCTGCATTCATTGGTGAGCGTGTTATTGACAGGATGAATGATGGCGGCGGGTGCACTCTTGCGTTTACATGGGATAGTTACAGGAGCAGATCGTGACTGGAAAAGAAATCATCCTGGAATATCTGAAAACTCATGAACAATTCTCCCCACATGAATTAGCACTGATCACCGGAATACCAAATAACAGAATCGCTCAAGCAGCAAGGCATATGGTGAAACAAGGACATTTGAGTGTTGTTGAGCGTAAGTGGAAGACGGTTATTTATGCAAAACGCAAAGTGAAGAAGGAGCCAATTAAAAGAAATCCAGATGGTACGGGGTGGGGATGTGCAAATCCAATGACGGCGTTTATTAATAGGGCGCTTATGGAGGTAAGGCAATGACCATCTACATCACTGAGCTAATAACAGGCCTGCTGGTAATCGCAGGCCTTTTTATTTGGTGGAGAGGGAAGTCATGAAAAAACTAACCTTTGAAATTCGATCTCCAGCACATCAGCAAAACGCTATTCACGCGGTACAGCAAATTCTTCCAGACCCAACCAAACCAATCGTAGTAACCATTCAGGAACGCAACCGCAGCTTAGACCAGAATCGAAAGCTTTGGGCTTGCCTTGGTGACGTCTCTCGTCAGGTTGAATGGCATGGTCGCTGGCTGGATGCAGAAAGCTGGAAGTGTGTGTTTACCGCAGCATTAAAGCAGCAGGACGTTGTTCCTAACCTTGCCGGGAATGGCTTTGTGGTAATAGGCCAGTCAACCAGCAGGATGCGTGTAAGCGAGTTTGCGGAGCTATTAGAGCTTATACAGGCATTCGGTACAGAGCGCGGCGTTAAGTGGTCAGACGAAGCCCGGTTAGCACTGGAATGTAAAGCGAGGTTTGGAGACGCCGCATGAAACACTGCTACCGCTGCGGAGAAAGCAAAGACGATTATCGATTCCGGCCAAATCAACCTTATTGGCACCAATGGTGTATCAGATGTGAGCGGTCGCCAGTAGGTAATTTCCCGCTGCCAGAGACGAAGGAGGACGTATGGCACGACAGCGACGAAGTATCACCGACATAATCTGCGAAAACTGCAAATACCTTCCAACGAAACGTTCCAGAAATAAACGCAAGCCAATCCCAAAAGAGTCTGACGTAAAAACCTTCAATTACACGGCTCACCTGTGGGATATCCGGTGGCTAAGACATCGTGCGAGGAAATGACAATGGATTATTCACAGTTAAGTGATTTTGAAATTAACAAGCGAGTCGCGATAGCGACAGGGCATAAGAAGTTTAACGGCCTGGGATGGCAAGGGACACAAGAAGACAGTTGTAGCGCAGTGATAGTAAGAGGTCCAACTAAAATAGGCGCGTTTGACCCATGTAATAACCCGGCAGACGCATGGCCGATTATTGAGAAATACAGAATTTCTTTCTTAGACCAGTTAACTGAATGGTGTGTAGATGCAAAAGGCGTGAGTCCAATATTTGATATCAGACCTCTCCGCGCCGCCATGATTGTCTTTCTCCTGATGCAGGACGCCAATAATGCTTAGCCCATCACAATCCCTTCAATACCAGAAAGAAAGCGTCGAGCGGGCTTTAACGTGCGCTAACTGCGGTCAGAAGCTGCATGTGCTGGAAGTTCATGTATGTGAAGCGTGCTGCGCAGAACTGATGAGCGATCCGAATAGCTCAATGTACGAGGAAGAAGACGATGGCTAAATCAGCGCGAAGACGATGCAAAAACGAAGAATGTAGGGAATGGTTTCACCCTGCATTCGCTAATCAGTGGTGGTGCTCTCCAGAGTGTGGAACCAAGATAGCACTCGAACGACGAAGCAAAGAGCGCGAAAAAGCAGAAAAAGCAGCAGAGAAGAAACGACGACGAGAGGAGCAAAAACAGAAAGATAAACTGAAGATTCGAAAACTCGCCTTAAAGCCCCGCAGTTACTGGATTAAACAAGCCCAACAAGCCGTAAACGCCTTCATCAGAGAAAGAGACCGCGACTTACCATGTATCTCGTGCGGAACGCTCACGTCTGCTCAGTGGGATGCCGGGCATTACCGAACAACCGCTGCGGCACCTCAGCTCCGATTTGATGAACGCAATATCCATAAGCAATGCGTCGTGTGCAATCAACACAAGAGCGGGAACCTGGTTCCTTATCGCGTGATGCTCATCGAGCGCATAGGGATTGCAGCAGTAGACGAAATCGAATCTGACCATAAGCGGCATCGCTGGACTACCGAAGAGTGCAAAGCGATTAAGGCGGAGTATCAGCAGAAGCTTAAAGACCTACGTGACAGCAGAAGCGAGGCAGCATGAGCAAAATCCAATACCCAATGACCACTGCGGCAATTTTCGATGATGTTGTCTATCCGCTGCATTTCGACAATGCCGGCAAGGTTAGGCAAGAAATGGAAGGCGCTGTTAACTGGTTCTGCAGGTGGTGCAACGAAGAGAAAGCCGCTGTGAAAGCGAGATTGTTGGTCAGTTGCTGGGGTCAATATCTGAGTCATGAGCAGGTTATCCGGGAGGCCGCATGACACACACTGTCAAAACCATTCCAGACATGCTCATAGAGACATATGGAAACCAGACAGAAGTAGCACGGCGCTTATCGTGCCACCGCAACACAGTCAGGCGTTATCTGTACGACAAAGAAGCCAGGTATCACGCCATCGTTAACGGCGTTTTAATGATTCATCAGGGCGGGAGAGGTGTCTATGACCGTAACCAGCATTAACCAGGCGAAACAGCAGCGTGAACGTGACGAGGCTGAATTACGCAGCGTCAGAGAGATGACGGAGCAACACCAGAAGGCGATGGATTATCTGCATGAGCGAGAGCGTGAACTGGTGAACCGGGTTGGATTGAACAAGCCAGCGGGAGGCGATGCTGCATGAGTATACGAGAATTGAACCTCACTAAAGAGCAGCATGACTGGCTTAATGGGTGGCTTGAGCTATGGGGGGCATGGGTTTATTCAGGAAGACTCGAAAAACGCATGAGCAGCGTTATAGCGCAGTTTATGGAGAGGGTAGAACCATCAAGAGTGATGACAAGGCCAATGTGCAATGATGATGACGGAATGTTGATTTCTCAGGTCGTAGATTCCGTTATGCGCATCGACACAAAGGCCTTTGGCATTCTGCTTAGCTATTACGCACATGGTTCCTCTAAGTACGCCATATCATCCTACTATCACAAGACTGCAAGTCCCCGCAAAATGTCAGGCCGTGGCGGAGAAAGGATGCGCAAGCCATCTCTTATTACCTGTCGGAGAGAAGTAGATGACGTACTCAAGGCATCCCTGTTCATGCTTTATCAACCGATGCTAAATGCCTTCAATAGTCGTAAACGTGTGGATAAAATTAAACATGTTGCATAGATTGTGTTGACATCCATGAGCAAATGAGCAATCATAAGCGAATAAGCTGCCGTTAGTGAATCTTAAGTCGCTGCGGCGGCTTTTTTATTTGCACGACATTTCTGAAAGCGTCCTATCACCAATCACCATAACACATCCAGATACCCTTGCTCATTCGTGGCGACGGGGTAGGGCGTTTTACACAAAAGAAAACCCAGCGCTTGACTGGGCTTCGTGAAGATGGGCGGCAAGTATTGTTGGCGATCAAACATAAAGATTGTGGAGTAGCTCATGTTGAGTGAAAACGCAAAAGATATCGCAGGATATGAAGGCAAGTACGCAATAACGACTGATGGCCGCGTTTATTCGCATTCGCGAGTTGATACGCGTGGAAAGCTGAGGAAAGGTAGATGGCTTAAGCCTCGTGAACATGGTGGTGGTTACTTGCAGGTATCCCTCTGCGATAAAGGAAAAGTTAAACAACTTTACATTCACAGATTAGTAGCGATTACATTCATTGATAACCCGCGCTCACATCCGCAAGTAAACCACATAAACGGAATTAAGACTGACAATAATACGTCTAACCTTGAGTGGGTAACTCCGAGCCAGAATATGCTGCATGCTCACGAGTCCGGATTGCAAGTTGCTATCAAGGGGGAGGGTCACTATCGGGCAAAACTCACCACTGAACAAGTGTCCGAGATACGATCGCGCAAATCAATGTCTCGATCTGATATGGCAAGAAAATACGGCGTAGACCCATCACAAATATCAAATATTATTAATAATAAAAGATGGGTAATTTAGTAAAAAATTAATTAAGAATGCTCATTACCGGGTGTATTTACGAGTGCACCCATTAATGGCCGTTAAATGCGATGGATAGGGATACTGTTTGCGCAGTATCCCTAATGGTTTCCTCGCGACAGCAGTGACGAGCAAACCATATAGATAATGTATCGCGGGTTTGTTCATAAATAGATCAACCAATTCATAACATTGAACAAATCCTCACGGTCGTGAGGTAAGACATGAAAAAGATGCCAGAAAAACATGATCTGTTAACCGCCATGATGGCGGCAAAGGAACAGGGCATCGGGGCAATCCTTGCGTTTGCAATGGCGTACCTTCGCGGTCGGTATAATGGCGGTGCGTTTAAGAAAACACTAATAGACGCAACGATGTGCGCCATTATCGCCTGGTTCATTCGTGACCTTTTAGTCTTCGCCGGACTGAGTAGCAATCTTGCTTACATAGCGAGTGTATTTATCGGCTATATCGGCACAGACTCGATTGGTTCGCTAATCAAACGCTTCGCTGCTAAAAAAGCCGGAGTCGATGATGCAAATCAGCAGTAACGGAATCACCAGATTAAAACGTGAAGAGGGCGAGAGACTAAAAGCCTATCCAGATAGCAGGGGGATACCAACCATTGGGGTTGGGCATACCGGAAAAGTGGATGGTAATCCTGTCGTATCAGGGATGACAATCACAGCCGAAAAATCTTCTGAACTGCTTAAAGAGGATTTGCAGTGGGTTGAAGATGCGATAAATAGTCTTGTTCGCGTCCCGCTAAATCAGAACCAGTATGATGCGCTATGTAGCCTGATATTCAACATAGGTAAATCAGCATTTGCCAGCTCTACCGTTCTTCGCCAGTTGAATTTAAAGAATTACCAGGCAGCAGCAGATGCTTTCCTGTTATGGAAAAAAGCTGGTAAGGACCCTGATATTCTCCTTCCTAGGAGGCGGCGAGAAAGAGCGCTGTTCCTGTCATGATGTTCAACTGGAAAACGATGTTTGTTGGCCTGTTGCTCGTCTCGCTAATTGTTTCCGGTCGGCTGGCAAATCATTACCGTGATAACGCCATCTCCTACAAAGAGCAGCGCGATAACAAGGCCAGTGAACTGGAGAAGGCGAACGCCACCATTACTGACATGCAGCAGCGCCAGCTTGATGCTGATGCACTCGATGCTAAATACACGAAGGAGTTAGCTGATGAGAAAGCTGAAAATGATGCTCTTCGGCGCAAGCTTGATAATGGTGGTCGGGTGCTCGTCAAAGGCAAATGTCCTGTGCCATCCTCAGCCGAAACCTCCAGCGCCTCCGGCATGGGCAATGATGCCACCGTCGAACTCTCTCCAGTTGCTGGACGAAACGTTCTCGGTATCCGGGATGGAATCATCAGCGACCAAACAGCACTGAGAACGCTTCAGGAGTACATCAGGACGCAATGCCTGAAGTAATTTCCATCACATAGAAATTTAACAAGTGACTTTCAGGAAAATGCCTCGCATTTGCGGGGCTTTTTTACATCTGCAGTAAACCGCGCATCGCAGCGCGTAACAATCCCGAGTCTTTCAGAAAGCTGAGCCTGAGAACTGCCGTATATGGTGGCGACCATCTCGGGGCGGCTTTTCTGTGCGAACAGGCTCATCTTTCTAAAAGGTAAGACGCTATGAATATCGTTCCACTAAATTACAAAGGCGAACCTATCCGCTTCAATACTGATGGCTGGATTAATGCCACTGATATTGCAAAACGTTTCGGGAAGCGTCTGGATCACTGGTTGTCCAACACTGAAACTCTCGAATACGTTAGAGCTCTGGATGAGGTTTATTCAGGTGAGCCATCGAAAATTCTACATACCCGTGATTCCGGGTATGTAAAAACAAGCAAGGCACGAAAGGACAGGGGCGGCGGAACATGGCTGCATCCAAAGTTATCAGTTGCCTTTGCAAGATGGTGCGATCCGAAATTCTCCGTATGGTGCGACCTGCACATTGATAGTCTGCTTCGCGGTGAACTGACTGAGCAGCAGAAATATGAGCAAGCATGTCGCATTCGCGATGACCGGAAATCAAAAGCCAGCAATGGGGCAAGAGAGATGGCTCGCTGGCGATGGGATAAGCCGGTTATTGAAGCAAATGTTGAGTACTGGCGCGAGCAACTGCAGTTGACTCTCGATATCGCGTGCTGATGGCAAACGCAAAACTGCGTTATCGGAAAAATCAAAGCATTACGAGAGCTGAGCAACAGCTATCCATTACAAAGCCCATCTACGGGTGGGCTTGATAATGAAACCGGAATTTATTCTGGGTAACCAGTTACGGCAGTACCACGAAACAACCCAAGCCAGTAAGTGGGGAAATAACACTGGCAGCCACTGAAAGATGAACCTCCTGCCTTATGGCAAAAAAGATTCTTTGTGGTGGCGGACTGATGGAAAGACATCGGTTATTGCAGAGGCCATTCAATGAGTGGTCTAGACAATGGCTTATCCCAACAACCGGAGCCAACACAATGGCAGAGATTACAGCATTGACAGAATTACAGCAGATGAACCTCGATATCCTCCGTTTAGTTCAAAGCGATACCGCAGCAGCAGAGAAAGCGATCGCATTCGTTGCTGGAAGTAAGCTGAACTTCGAACTGTTCAAAGACCAACTGGTTTTGGCGCAGGGTGAAGGAACGGCATTAGCTCGCGCAGAAAAGGCTATTCGTGAGGCAAAAGAAGCGTTAGACCTGTTCACTGCCGGAGTATAATCATGGCAAATCCAAATTTCACGCCATCGTGGCCTCTCTACAAAGATGCTGACGGTGCATATGTGTCTGCTCTTCCGATTAAAGCTATCAAATACGCTAATGACGGAAGTGCAAGCGCAGAATTCGATGGTCCGTATGCTGACCAGTACATGTCAGCGCAAACAGTGGCCGTATTCAAGCCGGAGGTCGGTGGATATCTGTTCCGAAGCCAGTACGGCGAGCTGCTCTATATGAGCAAGACAGCATTTGAAGCTAAGTACACTTCCGCAAGCGGTTCAGTAACGAATGCAGATACGGCGGATAAGTTGTCAACGGCCCGTACTATCACACTAACCGGCGCTGTCACAGGTTCAACGTCATTTGATGGTTCGGCTAACGTGACTATCGCAACTACCCAAGGAAGCTAACTTATGGCAGCACCAAAGGGCAACCGATTCTGGGAGGCCCGCAGTAGCCATGGGCGTAACCCGAAATTCGAGTCGCCTGAGGCGCTGTGGGCTGCTTGTTGTGAATACTTCGAATGGGTGGAAGCTAACCCACTATGGGAGATGAAGGCGTTCTCATATCAGGGTGAGGTGACACAAGAGCCAATCGCCAAGATGCGAGCAATGACCATCACTGGCCTGACTCTATTCCTCGATGTGACGCTTGAAACATGGCGCACATATCGAATGCGAGAAGATTTATCTGAGGTCGTTACGCGAGCAGAGCAAATCATCTACGACCAAAAATTCTCCGGCGCAGCCGCTGACCTTCTCAACGCTAACATCATCGCCCGAGATTTGGGCCTCAAAGAGCAGTCGCAAGTTGAAGACGTGACACCTGATAAGGGAGATCGCGATAAGCGCCGCTCTCGTATCAAGGAGCTATTCAACCGTGGAACTGGACGCGATTCTTGATAGCCTGAGCGACGAAGAGCAAATCGAATTGCTCGAGCTACTCGAAGAAGAAGAGAACTACCGAAATACACACCTGCTATATGAATTTACGCCATACAGCAAACAGCGTGAGTTCATCGACGCCGGCCATGACTATCCAGAGCGATGTTTTATGGCTGGGAACCAGCTTGGTAAGTCATTTACTGGCGCTGCTGAAGTTGCGTTTCACCTTACCGGTAGATACCCGGGAACGAAAGGTTATCCTGCTGATGGCAAATATGGCGGAGAGTGGAAAGGTAAGCGTTTCTATGAGCCAGTTGTCTTCTGGATTGGCGGTGAAACAAACGAGACTGTAACCAAAACGACTCAACGCATCCTGTGCGGGCGTATCGAAGAGAATGATGAGCCTGGCTACGGTTCAATACCGAAAGAGGACATCATTAGCTGGAAGAAGTCTCCTTTCTTTCCGAACCTTGTTGATCATCTTCTGGTTAAGCATCACACGGCTGATGGTGTTGAAGATGGCATTTCAATCTGCTACTTCAAGCCATACTCGCAAGGCCGTGCACGCTGGCAGGGTGACACAATCCACGGCGTGTGGTTTGACGAAGAGCCACCATACAGCATTTATGGCGAAGGTCTTACCCGTACAAACAAATACGGGCAATTCTCAATTCTAACGTTTACCCCGCTGATGGGGATGTCTGACGTTGTTACCAAGTTCCTGAAGAATCCCAGCAAGTCGCAGAAAGTGGTCAACATGACCATCTATGACGCTGAGCACTACACCAACGAGCAGAAAGAGCAAATCATCGCATCCTATCCTGAGCATGAGAGAGAGGCGCGTGCTCGCGGTATTCCTACGATGGGTAGCGGTCGAATATTCCAGATACCGGAAGAGACGATTAAGTGCCAGCCATTCGAATGCCCGGATCATTTCTATGTTATCGACGCTCAGGACTTCGGCTGGAACCACCCGCAAGCTCACATTCAGCTTTGGTGGGACAAAGACGCAGATGTTTTCTATCTGGCGCGTGTGTGGAAGAAATCAGAGAACACCGCAGTTCAGGCATGGGGTGCTGTTAAGTCGTGGGCTAACAAAATACCTGTCGCGTGGCCTCATGACGGTCACCAACACGAAAAGGGCGGTGGTGAGCAACTTAAAACCCAATATGCGTCTGCCGGGTTCTCTATGCTTCCCGATCACGCAACGTTCCCGGATGGCGGTAACTCAGTAGAGTCAGGCATTAGTGAGCTTCGTGACCTGATGCTTGAAGGAAGATTCAAAGTATTCAACACATGCGAACCATTCTTTGAAGAGTTCCGTCTCTATCATCGCGACGAGAACGGCAAGATCGTCAAGACCAACGATGATGTGCTCGATGCTACTCGCTACGGCTACATGATGCGCCGCTTCGCCAGGATGATGCGCGATATCAGAAAGCCGAAAGAAAAGAAAATTCCCGCACCGATTAGACCAGTACGCAGAGGACGATAATGGCCGACAATGAAAACAGGCTGGAGAGTATCCTGTCGCGCTTTGATGCGGACTGGACAGCCAGCGATGAAGCCAGAAGGGAGGCCAAGAATGATCTCTTCTTCTCCCGCGTATCTCAGTGGGATGACTGGCTATCACAATACACAACCCTACAATATCGCGGGCAGTTCGATGTGGTACGTCCTGTGGTGCGCAAACTCGTTTCTGAGATGCGTCAGAACCCTGTTGATGTTCTGTATCGCCCAAAGGATGGAGCAAGTCCTGACGCTGCTGATGTGCTAATGGGCATGTATCGCACAGACATGCGACACAATACGGCAAAAATCGCGGTCAACGTCGCTGTTCGTGAGCAGATTGAAGCAGGTGTAGGTGCGTGGCGTCTGGTCACTGACTACGAAGACCAAAGTCCAACGAGCAACAATCAGGTTATCCGTCGAGAGCCTATCCATAGTGCCTGCTCCCATGTTATCTGGGACAGCAACAGCAAACTGATGGACAAGTCTGACGCCCGTCACTGCACAGTTATCCACTCAATGAGCCAGAATGGTTGGGAGGATTTCGCAGAAAAATACGACCTCGATGCGGATGATATTCCATCATTCCAGAACCCCAACGATTGGGTATTCCCATGGCTGACGCATGACACAATTCAGATCGCTGAGTTTTACGAAGTGGTCGAGAAGAAAGAGACGGCGTTTATCTACCAAGACCCGGTTACGGGTGAGCCGGTAAGCTACTTTAAGCGCGATATTAAAGACGTCATCGATGACCTGGCTGATAGTGGATTTATCAAAATTGCAGAGCGCCAGATTAAGCGTCGCCGGGTATACAAATCGATTATCACCTGCACTGCTGTACTCAAAGACAAGCAGCTCATTGCTGGCGAACATATCCCCATTGTTCCGGTATTCGGAGAGTGGGGCTTCGTTGAAGATAAAGAAGTGTATGAGGGTGTCGTCCGCCTGACAAAAGACGGTCAGCGTCTGCGCAACATGATTATGTCGTTCAACGCCGACATCGTGGCCCGCACTCCGAAGAAGAAGCCGTTCTTCTGGCCTGAGCAGATTGCAGGATTTGAGCATATGTACGACGGTAACGACGATTACCCATACTACCTGCTCAATCGCACTGACGAAAATAGTGGAGACCTTCCGACTCAGCCGCTGGCATATTATGAAAACCCGGAAGTGCCGCAAGCCAACGCCTATATGCTGGAAGCAGCAACCAGCGCAGTAAAAGAGGTTGCCACTCTCGGAGTTGATACAGAAGCGGTAAATGGCGGACAGGTTGCGTTTGATACCGTCAATCAACTGAATATGAGGGCTGACCTTGAGACATACGTGTTTCAGGATAATCTGGCTACCGCTATGCGCCGTGACGGAGAGATTTACCAGTCGATAGTTAATGACATCTACGATGTTCCTCGCAACGTTACGATTACCCTTGAGGATGGCAGCGAGAAAGATGTTCAGCTAATGGCTGAGGTTGTTGACCTTGCTACTGGTGAGCGGCAGGTACTAAACGATATCAGGGGGCGCTATGAGTGCTACACGGATGTTGGACCATCATTCCAGTCCATGAAGCAGCAAAACCGCGCAGAAATTCTTGAGTTGCTCGGCAAGACGCCACAGGGAACGCCAGAATATCAACTGCTGTTGCTTCAGTACTTCACCCTGCTTGATGGTAAAGGTGTTGAGATGATGCGTGACTATGCCAACAAGCAGCTTATTCAGATGGGCGTTAAGAAGCCAGAAACGCCCGAAGAACAGCAATGGTTAGTAGAGGCGCAACAAGCCAAACAAGGTCAACAAGACCCGGCAATGGTTCAGGCTCAGGGCGTACTCCTGCAGGGGCAGGCTGAACTGGCTAAAGCTCAGAACCAGACGCTGTCCCTGCAAATCGATGCAGCTAAAGTCGAAGCGCAGAACCAGCTTAACGCTGCCAGAATCGCAGAAATCTTCAACAACATGGACCTCAGTAAACAATCTGAGTTTAGAGAGTTCCTTAAAACCGTTGCTTCATTCCAGCAGGACCGCAGCGAAGACGCTCGCGCAAATGCTGAGTTACTCCTTAAAGGCGATGAACAGACGCACAAGCAGCGAATGGACATTGCCAATATCCTGCAATCGCAGAGACAAAATCAACCTTCCGGCAGTGTAGCCGAGACACCTCAATAAGAGAGAGTTAATCATGGAACCAACCACCGAAATTCAGGCAACTGAAGACTTAACCCTGTCCGGCGATCATGCAGCGGCATCTGCTGATGGCTTAGTTGTCGATAATGCCAACGACAATGCAGGTCAGGAAGAGGGCTTTGAGATTGTCCTGAAGGACGATGAGACAGCACCAAAACAAGACCCGGCAAAGAACGCAGAATTCGCCCGCCGCCGAATCGAGCGCAAACGACAGCGCGAGCTTGAGCAGCAGATGGAGGCGGTTAAGCGCGGAGAATTGCCGGAGAGTTTACGGGTAAACCCTGACCTTCCACCTCAGCCGGATATTAATGCCTATCTGTCAGAAGAAGGCCTGGCTAAATATGACTACGACAACAGCCGTGCGCTTGCCGCTTTCAATGCTGCCAATACCGAATGGCTAATGAAAGCGCAGGACGCCCGCAGCAATGCCGTAGCAGAACAGGGCCGCAAGACTCAGGAGTTTACCCAGCAATCAGCGCAATACGTCGAAGCTGCCCGCAAACACTATGACGCGGCAGAAAAGCTCAATATCCCTGACTATCAGGAGAAAGAAGACGCATTTATGCAACTGGTTCCGCCTGCGGTTGGGGCCGACATTATGCGCCTGTTCCCGGAGAAGTCTGCCGCGCTCATGTATCACCTGGGTGCAAACCCGGAGAAAGCCCGCCAGTTACTGGCGATGGATGGGCAGTCCGCGCTGATTGAACTAACTCGACTATCCGAACGCTTAACTCTCAAGCCTCGCGGTAAACAAATCTCTTCCGCTCCCCCTGCTGACCAGCCGATTACCGGTGATGTCAGCGCAGCAAATAAAGATGCCATTCGTAAACAGATGGATGCGGCTGCGAGCAAGGGCGATGTGGAAACTTACCGCAAGCTAAAGGCAAAACTTAAAGGAATCCGATAATGGCTTTGAACGAAGGTCAAATTGTTACACTGGCGGTGGATGAGATTATTGACACCATCTCCGCAATCACTCCAATGGCGCAGAAAGCCAAGAAATACACCCCGCCTGCTTCTTCTATGCAGCGCTCCAGCAATACCATCTGGATGCCTGTAGAGCAGGAGTCCCCCACTCAGGAGGGTTGGGATTTAACTGATAAAGCGACAGGGTTACTGGAGCTTAACGTCGCGGTAAACATGGGAGAGCCGGATAACGACTTCTTCCAGTTACGCGCAGATGACTTGCGAGACGAGACTGCGTATCGTCACCGCATCCAGTCCGCCGCTCGCAAGCTGGCGAATAACGTTGAGCTGAAAGTCGCAAACATGGCCGCCGAGATGGGGTCATTGGTTATCACTTCGCCGGATGCTATCGGCACTAATACCGCAGACGCATGGAACTTTGTGGCCGATGCAGAAGAACTGATGTTCTCCCGCGAACTTAACCGCGACATGGGGACATCGTACTTCTTCAACCCGCAGGACTACAAAAAGGCGGGTTATGACCTGACCAAGCGTGATATCTTCGGGCGCATCCCTGAAGAAGCATACCGCGATGGCACCATTCAGCGTCAGGTCGCTGGCTTCGATGATGTCCTGCGCTCTCCGAAACTTCCTGTGCTGACCAAATCCACCGCAACTGGCATCACTGTATCCGGTGCGCAGTCCTTCAAGCCTGTCGCATGGCAACTGGATAACGATGGCAACAAAGTTAACGTTGATAACCGTTTTGCTACCGTCACCCTGTCTGCAACTACCGGCCTGAAACGCGGCGACAAAATTTCGTTTGCTGGCGTTAAGTTCCTCGGTCAGATGGCTAAGAACGTGCTGGCGCAGGACGCGACTTTCTCCGTGGTCCGTGTTGTTGACGCTACTCACGTTGAAATTACGCCGAAGCCAGTTGCGCTGGATGATGTTTCCCTGTCTCCTGAGCAACGCGCCTACGCCAACGTTAATACCTCGCTGGCTGATGCAATGGCAGTGAACATTCTGAACGTTAAAGACGCTCGCACTAATGTGTTCTGGGCTGATGACGCCATCCGTATTGTGTCTCAGCCGATTCCGGCCAACCACGAACTGTTTGCAGGTATGAAAACTACCTCATTCAGCATCCCGGATGTTGGCCTTAACGGTATCTTCGCTACGCAGGGTGATATTTCCACCATGTCCGGCCTGTGCCGTATTGCGCTGTGGTACGGCGTAAACGCGACACGACCGGAAGCAATAGGTGTTGGTCTGCCTGGTCAGAAGGCGTAACTAACAGGGGCTTCGGCCCCTTTCTTATTTGAGGTGACATATGGGCGTAATGCTATATAAGCAGGGTCGTGGAACGAAGGTATGGGGCAAGGAAGTTCAGGCTAAAGTTGTCGACGACAGCGATGTAGAAGATCACCTTGCCGATGGTTGGGTTAAGCATCCAAATGAGGTGCCGGAGACTAATGACGAACCAATCGGCGAGTCATGCGTGGTCAAGAAAGACATGGGTGAAGTATCTGATGGATACCACACCTTTAACGAACTATATGCACATCGAGTGCGCCTGTTTTCAACACTAATGAATGCCTTCCGCGAAAGCGCATGGTGGAGCTTCCAGCATCATGACGGCGAGCAATGGGATGGATGGGTGTTAGCTGGCATCGACACCCCAGAAGGCGCGGTAACATACCACCTCCCAGAGAGTGAAATTGAACATCTGCCTAAAGGCACGGAAATTGAGTTTGGCAAGGAATGGGACGGCCACACGGCAGATGATGTGTTGAATCGTCTGCTAAGCCTGCGACCGAAAGAACCGGCAACCAAAGAACGCAAAAAGCCAGGACCAAAGCCTAAGGCGGAAAGCGATGCAGATAAAGACTAAAGGCGATCTGGTCAGGGCGGCGCTGCGTAAGCTTGGTGTAGCATCAGATGCAACTCTCACTGATGTCGAACCTCAGTCTATGCAGGATGCCGTTGATGATCTGGAAGCGATGATGGCGGAGTGGTATCAGGACGGGAAAGGCATCATTACCGGATATGTATTCTCAGATGATGACAATCCTCCTGCTGAAGGTGACGACCATGGCCTTCGCTCCAGTGCAGTCAGCGCCGTATTCCATAATCTGGCCTGCCGCATTGCTCCTGATTATGCGCTTGAGGCTACTGCCAAAATTATCGCCACTGCTAAATACGGAAAAGAGCTTCTCTATAAGCAAACCGCCATTTCCAGAGCCAAACGAGCGCCTTACCCGTCACGCATGCCGACAGGCAGTGGAAACAGTTTCGCCAATCTGAACGAATGGCATTATTTCCCCGGAGAACAGAATGCCGATTCAACAACTCCCCATGATGAAGGGAATGGGTAAAGACTTCAAGAACGCCGATTATATCGACTATCTGCCAGTGAATATGCTGGCAACACCCAAAGAAATCCTTAACAGCAGCGGCTATCTCCGCTCATTCCCTGGCATTACCAAACGTTATGATATGAACGGCGTATCGCGTGGAGTTGAGTACAACACCGCTCAGAATGCTGTTTATCGTGTTTGTGGTGGCAAGCTCTACAAAGGAGAAAGCGAAGTTGGTGATGTTGCCGGAAGTGGTCGCGTATCAATGGCACATGGTCGGACATCACAGGCGGTAGGCGTTAATGGCCAACTGGTCGAGTATCGCTATGATGGCACGGTTAAAACCGTCTCAAACTGGCCTGCAGACAGCGGATTCACGCAGTATGAATTAGGTTCAGTGCGTGACATTACGCGCTTACGTGGGCGTTATGCGTGGTCAAAAGACGGCACTGATTCATGGTTTATCACTGACCTCGAAGATGAATCGCATCCTGACCGCTACAGCGCACAATATCGCGCAGAGTCGCAGCCTGACGGCATCATCGGCATCGGAACATGGAGAGACTTCATCGTCTGCTTTGGTTCGTCAACGATAGAGTATTTCTCCCTGACAGGCGCAACCACCGCTGGCGCTGCGTTGTATGTCGCACAGCCATCGTTGATGGTACAGAAGGGCATTGCCGGTACATACTGTAAAACGCCGTTCGCTGATTCATACGCCTTTATCAGTCATCCGGCTACTGGCGCACCTTCCGTCTACATCATCGGTTCAGGGCAGGCATCGCCAATTGCGACCGCCAGTATTGAGAAAATTATCCGCTCATATACCGCTGAAGAAATGGCGACGGGTGTGATGGAGACTTTGCGCTTCGATTCTCATGAGCTTCTGATTATTCATCTCCCTCGCCATGTTCTGGTTTACGACGCATCGTCCAGCCAGAACGGACCTCAGTGGTGTGTGCTGAAAACCGGGCTTTACGATGATGTATATCGCGGCGTCGACTTCATGTACGAAGGAAACCAGATAACGTGCGGCGACAAATCAGAAGCGGTGGTCGGACAATTGCAATTCGACATCAGCAGCCAGTACGACAAACAACAAGAACACCTACTGTTTACGCCCCTTTTCAAAGCAGATAACGCCAGATGCTTCGACCTTGAGGTTGAATCATCCACTGGTGTTGCTCAATACGCTGACCGCCTGTTCCTGTCTGCAACAACTGACGGCATCAATTACGGTCGTGAACAGATGATTGAGCAGAACGAGCCGTTTGTGTACGACAAGCGCGTTTTATGGAAACGTGTTGGGCGCATTCGTCGATTAATCGGATTCAAACTGCGAGTAATCACCAAATCACCAGTAACACTATCCGGGTGTCAAATTCGTCTGGAGTAAAATATGGCAGACCCGTCACTTAATAATCCTGTCATTATTCAGGCTACTCGTCTGGATGCCTCAATCCTCCCACGCAACGTCTTCAGCCGGTCTTATCTGCTCTACGTAATCGCGCAGGGGGCTGACGTTGGCGCTATTGCGGGAAAGGCAAACGAAGCAGGGCAAGGTGCCTATGACGCGCAGGTAAAGAACGATGAGCAGGATGTTGAGCTTGCAGACCACGAAGCGAAAATTCAGCAGTTACGCATCGACGTAGACGACCATGAAATCCGTATTGCTGCAAATACCAATGCAATTGCGGCGCTGGATGTCAGGCTAACCACGGCTGAAGGAGAAATAATCACCTTGCAGGCTGATGTCAGTGCTCTTGATGGTAGAGTGACGACGGCTGAAGGAAATATTTCTGCATTGCAGGTTGATTACGTATCGAAAACAGCCACCGCAACACAATCGCTGGCGTCACCTCTCAACGTGACAACGTCCTATTCAGTTGGCGGTACTAAAGTTATCGGTGCTCGACAGCTCGGATGGACAGCAGCAACAGGAGCTGCGCTTCTCGGTGCATTCAACGCTAACCAGGCATACACGGTCAGTGCCACATATACGCAGTCTGAGGTATCAGCTATGGCTACTGGATTGCAGCAGGCGCGGCAGCGTATCAAAGCTCTCGAAGATGCAATACGAACTCATGGATTGATCAACTGATGATTACATTCACTCCCACCCGAAACATCGACCTGATAGAAACGGTCGGCAACCATCCCGACATCATAGCCGGGAGCAACAACGGTGACGGATACGACTACAAGCCTGAGTGCCGCTATTTCGAAGTGAACGTACATGGTCAGTTCGGTGGCATCGTGTATTACAACGAGATTCAGCCGCTGACCTTTGACTGCCACGCCATGTATCTGCCTGAGATTAGAGGATTCAGTAAGGAAATCGGGCTGACGTTCTGGCGATACATTCTCGCCAACACCACCGTTCAGTGCGTTACATCATTTGCTGCACGCAAATTTCGCCACGGTCAGATGTACTGCGCAATGATTGGCCTTAAGCGTGTAGGAACCATCAAGAAATACTTCAAAGGCGTGGATGACGTGACGTTTTACAGCGCCACACGCGAAGAACTAATCGACTTCCTGAATCACGGGAGATAGCCATGTTATATGCATTTAAGCTGGGCAGGAAACTGCGCGGTGAGGAACCTTATTATCCTGAAAAAGGCGGTAAAGGTGGCTCATCAAGCAGCGGGGCAAAAGAAGCCGCAAAAGCAACACAGTACGCAGCAGACCTGCAAAACCAACAATTCAATCGTGTGATGGAACAGTTGGCACCTTACGCCGCCGCAGGTTTGCCGGCTCTCCAGCAGATTCAGCAGCTATCAACGCTGGAAGGTCAGAACAGCGCTCTCAATCAGTATTACAACTCAGACCAGTATAAACAGTTGGCTGATCAGGCTCGCTATCAAAGCCTGAATGCAGCGGAAGCCACCGGAGGTCTTGGCTCTACAGCAACATCAAACCAAATTGCATCCATTGCACCAACGCTCGGGCAGAACTGGTTGTCAGGGCAGATGCAAAACTATGGCAACCTGTTAAACGTTGGTCAGTCTGCGGCAGCAGGCCAGGCATCGGCAGGACAGAACTATGCAAATAACGCAGGTAATCTTGCGCAACAGATGGCGGCTATCCGCTCTCAGGGTTCTGGTCAATCCACGCTTGGAAGTGCCATTAGCGGGGGTACGAGTGGTGCGCTTGCAGGAGCTGGTCTTGCCGGGATGCTTGGTGCATCGACGCCGTGGGGGGCAGGCATTGGTGCAGGTATCGGATTGCTTGGCTCACTCTTCTAAGGAGTTATCGTGGCTACATTTCAACTCGCCGGGTTGCCATCAATGCAGGTAGCGAACCAGAGCGCGCCCGGACAACCATCATTATCCAGTTACGACTTCAGCCAGCGCCCAAACGTTGGAGTTCAACTTGCTCAGGGGCTTGGCGCAGTTGGCCAGGCAATACAGCAGAATGAGGCTGCTCAGAGGCTTTCTGACTTTCAAAAAGCTTTCGGTCAGGCTTATGCGGCAGGTGATCGCGACGCCTTGCGTCAACTTGCAGCCACCAATCCAGACCAGATTGAAACAATTCGTCAGGGCATGGGGTTTGTTGATGCTGACAGAAATCAGACGATGGGCGATATGTCTGCACGATTGAACATTGCCGCCGCTCAGGGGCCAGAAGCGGTGATGCGAGAGCTTGCCACTCACCAGAATACGCTGCAGCAAATTGGCGTATCTCCTGAACAGGCGTGGCAGACATATCAACAAAGCCCTGAAGGCTTCACGCAGTTAACAGACCTTATTGGGATGCACGCGGTAGGACCAGAAAAGTATTTTGATATTCAGGACAAGTTGACAGGTCGCGAGATTGACCGAGGTCGACTTGCTGAAACAATCCGCAGCAATAAAGCAGGTGAGGGGCTTCAGGCTCGCGGGCAGAATATAACAATGCGTGGACAAGATATGTCAGCGGCAACAGCGCGACGCGGTCAAGATTTGGCAACGCAAAGAGCAAACGCCAGAACGATATCAGGCAGCGAAGGAAATCGGGTCGTTCAGCTTGCAGACGGGCGAACAGTCAGCGTCGGTGGAAAACTTCACGGCGCAGGGGCGAATGCGTTTTACGAAGGTATTGACGATAACGGCAATATGGTTCGTGTCCCGGCAAGCGCCATTGCCGCACCTCCAACGTCTGCGGCAAGCGCACAGAACTACGCGATGAAGAAAGACATTGATGCAATCGCAAATGCAGATGCTTCTGCTCTTGACTTCATGACTGGAATGACTGGCGGAGCAGGAAATCCGGCAATTGGTGCAGATGTTCGCAGCCGACTCACAGGCAAAGAGCAACGCCAGTTATATAACTCAGCACAACGTATTCAGGGCAGAATGCAGAATCAGGGCGTGGCAGCAGCAAGAGATATGGGGGCTAGCGGTATCAACACCATTGCAGAAGCGAAGATGTATTTTCAGGGGATGCCGCAGGTTGACTACTCAAGCCCGGAGGCTATGCAGCAGTCTATTCGTGAGATTCAGGAATACACCAACAATTATAACCAGCAGTACAACGTTAATGTTGATAATGGTGGGCAGAAATCATCAAGGCAGCAGCCAGCGACTCAGCAATCAGTCGGAGGAAGCTACACGTCTAAATCCGGCATTCAATTCACGGTGGAATAATGAAAGTTACAGCCAACGGTAAGACATTCACCTTTCCTGATGGTATAAGCACGGAAGATATTGGTGCCGCCATTGATGAGTATTTTGCTGGGCAGGCATCGGCAGCAGAAACACAACCAGCAGAACAGCAGACAGAACCATCATTAATGCAGCGTGCCGGTGATTTCCTGACTGGCGGGCAGGGCGCAGGACAAATCGCCGAGCAGGCTGGCCGCGGTCTGGTAAACATACCTTTTGATGTATTGCAGGGTGGGGCGAGCCTCATTAACGCAATCAGCCAAGGGTTAGGCGGACCTAAAGTGCTGGATGACGTGTATCGCCCCGTTGACCGACCGACCGATCCATATGCTCAGGCAGGGGAGGCTATTGGTGGGTATCTTGTCCCTGGGGTTGGAGTGGCGGGTAATATGGCTATCGGGTCAATCGCTGAAGCCGCTAATCAGCAAGGTGATTTTGCTGGCAATGTTGCAAAGAATGCCGCCATCAACCTTGGGGCACAAGGGGCTTTATCGGCTGTTGCAAAAGGGATAGGAAGAGGAGTGACAGCGCTGCGAGGTGATATATCTCCTGCAGATCAGCAATTGCTCAAGCGTGCCGCTGCGGCAGATGTACCAGTTATGACATCGGATGTAGTCCCTCCAAAAACAAAGCTCGGCAATCAACTGCAGGATTACTCAGAGGGGGTCATCGCTGGAACTGGACCAATGAGAGCTGCTCAGCAGGATGCCAGATCCAAGCTTGTTAATCGTTTCACCGAAAAATACGGCGACTATGATCCATCGGTAGTAGTTGATAGCCTAAAGTCAGGTGTTGCAAGGGAAAAATCGTTAGCCAAGTCAAAGCTAAACGACCTGTCAGGTAGAATGGTTGGTAAGACAGTTGATACAAGTGGTGCCATAAGAGCTATCGACGGCGCAGTAAACGAACTTGGAAAACTTAAAGGTGTTTCTGATACCCAGACCATTTCTGCTCTTAATGATTACAAGAATGCCATTCAGGAGATATCCAGTGGCGATGATGCCTTTGAGTTACTTGATAAGCTAAGAACTCAGTTCCGCATTGACGTAAAAGGCGATCGCACAGTTCTGCCATCAATGTCGCAAACAATGGTAGACAGGGTCTATAACTCGCTAACCAATAGCCTTAGTAAATCTATAGCGAAAGGAATTAGCCCAAAAGATGCTTCAGCATGGAGAGCAGGAAAAGCTGATTATGCAAAAATGGCAACGCATGCAACTCAGACGCGACTTAAAAACGTTCTAAACAAAGGCGATTTAACACCAGAGACTGTAAATACCATTGTTTATGGGCAATATGGGTCAGATATAGCTCGATTGTACGGGAAACTCGATCAAAAAGGCAAAGACATGCTAAGGGCTGCATATATCAGCAAAATAGCTGACAAGGTAGGTGACAGCCCTCAGAAAATGATGACCGAGCTTGGCAAGCTGCAAAAACAAGCAAATGGTCAAGTGTTTAAAACTGTATTTGGCGGGAAGCACGGAAAAGAGATAGAGGGGATGCTATCTATTCTCGAAGCTACCAAAAGAGCATCTGAGGCCAATGTTGTGACAAAAACTGGTATGACACTTGCGCCTTTAGTAAGGGTTATTGGTAATCTAAAAACTGGTGGCGCTCTCTTGGCCGGTGAAACAGGAATTGGCCTTATGTCTAGGGTTTATGAAAGCCCTATGGCAAGGAATGCGCTCTTACGTCTGGCGAATACTAAGGCAGGAACGCCAGCCTATGAAAGAGCGTTGAGTCAGGCTGCTACGGCTGTAAGGCCACTACTGGCTAACCAGGCAACACAGCAGTGACTAAACGCCATGGATGGCTATTTAATTCTCTTTTCAATAGCTGCAATTATTCCTTTTCCTGATGTTTCAGGAGATTTTGTAGCCATATAAGACGAAAAAATCATGTCCGTCATTCTTTCATAACTTACTATTTCCCACTTAGCCAGTGCATTGGACAGTTTGTAGTTGTCATCAGTTAGTGTCCTTATGGAATTTTTTAAGTGTTTATTCTCTTCTGTTAATCGCGCAATTTTTGTATCAATTTCATGTGAGCGATCTAATTCCTTAACCTGTTTCTTGAGGGCAGCTAACCCTGCATATAGTACGCAACAGGATATCCCAAGAGCGAGTACGATTATTTCTAACACACCAACCTCCTTAGTTTTGAGCAGGATAGCAGATGATGCTGTGTAGCTTCCTCAAAAATATCAAAGCAACGGGATTTCAAGGTAAACTGCGGTTGCCAAAATACTAACATCCTCATTTCTAACAAGAATATTAGGATACATTGGGTTTAGGGATACGAGGTTTGTCTCTATTTCACCAATGTAAACCTGTTTGAAGCTCAATATTTGCTCTTTATCCAATGATGCTATTACATAGTCTTTACTTTTAGCTTTTACTAGAGGGCTGAACGTAACAACTGATCCTCTGGGAAAGCTAATGCCTGAACTTGTAGTCATAGCCTCACCTTCAATAGTTAATGCAAATGCAGAATCACCAACATTGTATATTGCTGGGTGAAATCTAGACGATGAATGTTCACCTGTGTTTAGGTAGTGCATAACTTCATCTAGTTTGAGGATTGGTATTTGCTTTACCAGAACGTCAGGCATGACGTTTTTGGTTCCCGGACCCTGACCTTCACCCAGAGCTAACCACTCAGCCGTAGTACCTAATGCGTTGGCTAATGCCTGTAACACACGGAGCCGTGGTTTAGCCTCACCACCCTCATATGCAGCTATTTGACGTTGAACAACACCTGCTAATTTTGACAACTGCGCCTGCGTCATACCTCTGGACTGTCTGGCCATAGATACTCTTGATGGGAATTGATCGTCAAAATTCATTAGTTCACCATAAGAAATTCATTGACTCATTCCGAGTGTGAGTGAATAATCAAACTACAAAAAGTGAGATTATGAGTTTTTCAAAAACAGGAGTGCATAATGGCTGAAAAGATATCTTCCATCAAGCCGCGTCAGGTTCGTTTTGCAGAAAACGTTGATTCGCACATCCGCGAATCAGCAAAAAGATGTCATAGATCAATTCAGGCAGAGATTGCTTATCGAATGGAGTTATTGATGAAACTTGAGGCAAAAGGCGATGTTGTCATCCAATAAAAATAGTGAAGCCCAACGGTGGCTAGACCGTCAGGCTTCGGTATCGAACAAATCCTACGACGGAAATATCGACATGAATATTGTAGCAAAATCAGATTATAACTTCCAAGGATTCACCTTTAACCCAGTAACAGAGGGCGGGTCTATCTGGTTTACCTCCACCGAACTAGCTAAGGCTCTCGGCTATAAAAAAACTGATGCCATCAGCCAAATTTATGCCCGTAATGCTGATGAGTTTTCCGACTCAATGTCATTGACCCTCAATATGAAGGTCAACGGGATAAACAATAGCTTACGTAACAAATCGGTCAGAGTTTACTCACTCCGAGGCGCTCACTTGGTAGCGATGTTCGCTTCTACGCCCAAGGCCAAAGAGTTCCGCCGATGGGTGCTGGATATTTTGGATCGTGAAGCCACGGATTCACCGATCGCCAAACAGTTCACAGATGATGAGTTAATCAGCCTTTGCTATCTACAGCTCTGGATGGAGAAGAGCCAACGAGTTAGCCAGCAGCTTTACCCGGCAATGAAACAGGCTAAGTCAGAATACGCAGGGATGCTATACGACATCGCCCACGACATTCGTTATATGACCGTGGAAACCAAGAAGATCCTGCTTCGTGAAGTGCAGGAACTGGATAACAGCAATATTGTCGTGAAGCATGCGCAGCCAATGTTGGCAATGCTTCGCGGTGAGGAATGGATTCACTGATGGACGTACAGGACGGTGCAAAAAGAAAAGCCGATAGTTACGAGCTACCGGCTTCCATTGAATCTTGTCATAAGGACCACTTAATGACTTCATTAAATTTAGCAGTTCATGAACCAAATGTCGATCCCCAGCCGCTGCCTGTTATTGAATGGAGTGGTTTGCGTGTTGTTACGACTGAAACGCTGGCTTCGGGTTATGGTACGGATGAGGCTAACATTCGGAAAAACCTGTCACGTAATGCTGGCCGCTTCATTGAAGGAATTCACATCTTCACCATTAAAGGCCAAGAGTTGAAGAATTTGCGAGTGACTAATAGTCACGCACAAATTTCTAACAAAGCACGTTCAATTGTTTTGTGGACGGAGAAGGGCGCGGCGCGGATGTCGAAGATTGTCGATACAGACGAAGCATGGTCTTTCTTCGAGCGGTTGGAAGATGCTTACTTCCGTCCCTTGGTAAAAAGTATCCTCCCGCAGACATACGAGCAGGCTCTGGAAGATTTACTTCTAAAGGTCAAAGAGAATCGGCTTCTTGAGCAACAGCGTGACAGAGCGGTAAAAGAAAAGTTGTGGATTGCAGAAAAACGCGAAGCTACAGCAATGGCTACCGCATCAGCAGCCGTCCGCGCCAAAAACAAATTAGCCGAACGGGTAGGGGAAGGAAAGAACTACGCCGCCATTATCCCGGTTGAAAAGAAGCTTGGGCAGAAGTTCAAATGGCAGCCACTTCGTAAGTGGTGCCGGGATAATGATGTCTCACCGCATGATGTAGATGACCCGCGATTTGGATCGGTTAAGTCTTGGCCTAGAGCCGCTTGGCTTGCTGTGTATGGCGTAGATTTGCGCAAGATATTTTAATCAGCCGAATTCTCGGCCAATAAAACCAACCTCGCTCCGGCGGGGTTTTTTTATACCAAAATTCTACTACAGCTCGACTGTGTGGATTACTTTTGCTTGGAGCAAAGTTAAATGTCAGATATCACCGCAAACGTAGTTGTTTCTAACCCTCGTCCAATCTTCACTGAATCCCGTTCGTTTAAAGCTGTTGCTAATGGGAAAATTTACATTGGTCAGATTGATACCGATCCGGTTAATCCTGCCAATCAGATACCCGTATACATTGAAAATGAGGATGGCTCTCACGTCCAGATTACTCAGCCGCTAATTATCAACGCAGCCGGTAAAATCGTATACAACGGCCAACTGGTGAAAATTGTCACCGTTCAGGGTCATAGCATGGCTATCTATGATGCCCATGGTTCTCAGGTTGACTATATTGCTAACGTATTGAAGTACGATCCAGATCAATATTCAATAGAAGCTGATAAAAAATTTAAGTATTCAGTAAAATTATCAGATTATCCAACATTGCAGGATGCTGCATCTGCTGCGGTAGATGGACTTCTCATCGATGTTGATTATCATTTTACTGACGGAGAAACTGTTGATTTTAGTGGTAAAAAGTTAACAATTGAATGTAAGGCAAAATTTATTGGAGATGGTAAATTAACATTTGAAAATTTAGGCTCAGGATCACGCATTGTTCATCCACACATGCAGTCACAAACGGTGCCTTACGTTATATCAAGATGGGATAGCAATGGGGAGTGGATAACTGAACCCTCTACTATCATTTCTACTCTTACTCAAAGCAGAACGCAAGGCTACGCACCTACAGTTAATGATGTAGATATATATAACTCTCTACCAGATAATGTTAAAAACCAAAATTTAATATCACATCTCATTATATCTAATTCATCAGGCATAGATGTGTTTTATCCAAAAGCAACGTTTGGATCATATGAATCATTTAAAAATAATAATGTGAAGTTTTGGTATCCACGTGATTTTTATGGAGACATGTCAAACTGTATCGCATTTACTGCATGGGATAGCACCGATTACTACCATGGTAATTATGTAATCGGAGGTTCAACTAATTATGGATCAGGAAGTGGGGTGTGTTTTTATCGAAATGATGGAGGGGTTGGCCATGATGGAGGAGTCATTGGTGGATTTACCCCTTACAGATGCGGTGAATCAGGTGTTAAAACATACCAGAACGAAGTTAACGGGATAAGTCAAAGATGTTATAATCTTCGTTTCATCGATATCAATCCGATAGAAACGTACTATGATGGTGTAGATCTGAATGCTGACTATGGCACGCCAACTGAACGCCAGCATGATTACACATTGGCGCAATACGCTTGGAACAACCTTCCAACAAACCACATCGTTAGCAACATTCAAGCGTATAAGACTCATGGAGTTGGTATTTTTGGTGACGGATCTACAGGGTTTTATCGAGATATCTATGCATCATATTCTCGTGGCGCAGGTATATTTATCAAAGGAAGTGGGAAGAATTTTAAAAACCTAACTTCCATTCAAAACAATGCAGCTAACACGCCAGGAGAAAACCAGATTATACTTGACGGAGCAAACATAATTGATGGTGTAAATATAATAAATTACACACAACCAACAGGACTTGCGATTTTTGCTCCAAATTCTACAGTCACTAATCTTAATGCTCCAAGTGTTCCTTCATCATCCATAAACATTGGCAATATTGAGGGTCTGGTGGTTGGCAACCTAATACATGTGCAGCCAAATCTTGCAAATCAAACTTCAGCTGTGTATTTAAATGTAGTCAATACTAGTGTGGCATCTAAAAGAGAGGATACCATAAAGATTGGCCCAGGAGCGTCAGAGGTTACCAGATATGTAATTTCAGGTAGTTCACCTAGGTTAACCATGAGAGAAAACCATGGCGATTTTGGGTCGGTAAATATTGCATTCTCTGGGACCGTCCTGCCAGACGAGGCCGTACCGGATGCAAATTCCTATGCTGTATATTGGGATGGGACAAACCTCACTGCTTTGATAAATCACGGTGGTGTTCTTACAAGACAGAAGTTAACAACATAAATTATAAACGGCTGCCTAGGCAGCCGTTTATTTATCTAGTTGATTATATATTTTCCGATTTTTTCAAAAAGGAAATCAGAACCAGGCTTTGTCAAGTGACCCCAATCTACAGCAGTGACAAAATCCGGACCATCTCCAACCCTTGTTAAGCATCCACTTTCATTACATAGAGCGCTGTATGCTGAGATGTATTCAGCCCCCAACTTAGGCACGTTTTCATCAAAGTACTTATCCCATCCTTTAATTTCATCGTTTAATCCATATGACATGTATATAGGTGGCGTTTTTTTGAATTCACTTGTGTAATTTGATATCACCTTAACTAAATTAGCATTCCATTCAGGAACAGGGCCAACAACTATCAGCCTTGATTGCGGTGATGCTTTCTTTATTTTTTTTATTGTTAAAGAGAGAGCTTCAATTGCTAACTTTTTATCATGAACTCCATTTGAACCACGAACAGACCACGTTAGTAATACTATCTCAGGTTTAACCATACCAATCTCTTTAATCCTGCCAGAGTTAATTGAACTAACGTCTCTTTGGAGGTCGTCCTTACCACTAACAAACAATGGCGGGGCGTTTCCGTCTGTCATTTGACTTATCACATACTTTTTATTGTTGTTTTTTATGTAACTCGACAATCCATTATAGAGCGCTGCTGCATATGAATCACCGATTATAAAAATATTATTTCGGCTATTTTTAATGCAACCGTTAGATATGGCATCTTTTAACAGCACAGAGTGACATATGCCACCGCGCAATAGCTCACCATATTTATAGTAATCGTACACATTTGTGACAGAAGCATACTCACCTGCTGATTTGTTTACGCTTCTTTCTTTAATTCCATTCATGGAGTACGTGACAATCCCAAATACGCCAGAGCCAAATACGACGACAGCTAGAATAATAGTTGCAACTGACCTTTTTGCAGAATGACGCAAAGGCTTTTCTAAAAGAAAATAAGTTAAAATAGCCAATACTAATGCCAGCGCCATTAGAATCAATAACTCATTGGTACTCGGTGATCCAGAAAATATAGAACGATAGAATGAATAAACTGGCCAGTGCCATAGATATAGCGGGTAGCTTATAAGCCCAATAAAAACAATAGGTTTAAAGCTGAGTATTTTTGATGCAATCCAATCATTTCCATTTGATGCTATTATAAGAGATGCGCCAATTACTGGAATTATCGCGATGTAACCAGGGAAAGCCATCTTTTCATTAATTAATGCTATTGACAGAGTTATTATTATAACGCCTATCAATGACATAGATTTAGATACTGATGTTTTTATACCCATGAAACGTAATGTTGCTATTATGGCACCAGCCATTAACTCCCAGAATCTTGAGGCTGGGGAGTAGTAGTTAGCACCACCTTCGTATGCCATGGTAAAAACACTAATTGTATAGCTAACTATAAATATTGCTGCGCATGATAGAAGTATATTACGTTTAGAGTATTTGCTTTTGAAGCATAACAAGATAACTATAGGCCACAATATATAGAACTGCTCTTCAATACCTAAAGACCAAAGGTGCAACAATGGTTTAAGATAGGATTGAGAATCAAAATAACCTGATTCACTCCATAGTGTTAAGTTTGATATGAAGAAAGCGCCTGAAAAAACGTGCTTCCCAAGTGATTTGTAATCATCTTGGAAAAAATAAACCCATCCGATTATAATACATGATATAAGAACTATCGAAAGAGCTGGGAATATTCTTAGTATTCTTCTCTTGTAAAATTCCACATAAGAGAATGAATTACTTGATGCCGATTTTAATATAATAGATGTGATAAGGTATCCAGATATCACAAAAAATATATCAACCCCAACAAAACCACCAGGAAGAATAGAAGGGAAGTAGTGGAAAATGACCACTGACAACACTGCTACTGCTCTCAATCCATCTATATCAGGTCTGTATTTTAAGTGTTCCAA